TTAGATGATTGTTTTAGAACAGATCGTGTCCCTGTTGCCGAAGGTACCACCGAAACAACACCAACACCACAAAATACACCACAACCCACACGCAGTATGCTAAGTCGTCTGTTAGGTAGCTCTACCATAGCAGAAGGTGAATTCGAAGATTTCTATACCGGAAAAGGTATTCGTCAATTTTATGATGATGATCGTGACTACAACTACGCACTTCTAGAAAATGATGAACAAGCTTATTCTTTTGTCAATGAACTGATGGAAATGTACGATTTTGAACCAGCTGAGGAGTGGTTTGCCAGTTTCTTTATGGCAGTCTACACTAAAGTTAAGGCTGTGTGCTATAACTACGATACCAACGTGTCTGTATCACATGTGGTTCTAGCAACTAAACATGGTCTACATGGACTAACGGCTCTTAATGTATCTTTATTTACTAAGGTTGCCAATTGGTTTAAATCTAATTTTCGATTTCCCACAACTGCGGTAGCTCAAGGTAATGGAGATCAAACAGCTGGAGAAGCTAATGCTGCTAATATCAAAGAAGAAACAACAATTGCTAATGCCGTAACTTTTATTGAAGAAAAACCCGCTGTTGATATTGATAAATCTGTATCTCTTAATTCAAATACTGATACCATGTTTGGTACTTGGAGTCTAAACCGCTTCTTTCAGAAACCGCAACGTATTGGTACTTACAAATTTACCACTACACATTTACAAGGCGATGTACTTAAGACTATACAATTACCTGATATCTTCTTTCAGATCGACCAATGGGCTAATATCGTTAATACATTTACTTTTATGCGATACAAACCTGTTATTCGAGTTCAACTGAACGGAAATAAATTTTGTGCTGGTAGACTTTTGGTATTTGGAATACCTTTTACAACAAGTTCAACTCCAATTTATCCTAGTGCCAACAAAAATATGACAGGTTATACCGCTTTTGATCATGCCTTTCTAGATGCTTCATCAAATGACACTTGTACACTCACGATGCCATGGGTATTTTGTAGAGAATGGATCAATCTTGCTACTCAAGCAAGATCTACTAGAACTGGTATAGCCGACCTTTACACCCATAATACATCCGCTTCTGTCACTCAATATATGACGCCTAATACACATAGTTTTAGAGTAATAGTATTCAATACCCTACAAGTTGGTACAGGAGCTCCCTCAGAAATTAATGTTAGTATATTTTTACATTTAGAGGAAATGGACATTTGTGTACCTTCAGTTTATAAAACAACCGCACAAGGAGGTTCACAATCATATGTCACCCAGAATATTAATAACTGGGAAAAAGTCGCAAGTCAAACACTACCAACGCAAATAGTGGGTGATAAATACGATTTTAAAGCCGATTTGAAAGTTAGCACTATGGATAAACCCAATTTTACTATCGGACCAGATTATTTTGTCCGTAGAGCTTTAGGTTATATGAGTCACGCAGTAAATATTGAACATTTAGAGCGCATGACCTTATATCCAAATGGGGTTTCCACAGCTAGCGAAAGAGATTTCGGAACAAATATGGATGAGATGGACTTGAAGTATTTAACATCTAAATATACTTATTATAACACTGGATCGATCTCAACAACAAACGCAACAGGTACTGCACTTAAGTTTTATCCCATAACACCTTTTATTGCACCTAGCACGACCTTACAGCCAGGTCCACAAATTTTGCCTATTAATACAACTAATTGGTGCCCTCCAGGTACTCAACTTCAAATCCCACTAGTATCATACGTTAGTGCACCATTCAATTTTTGGGGTGGTAGTCTAAAATATCGTTTTGATTTTATAACTAATGCTTTTGTTACTGCTAAGGTTTACGCAGCAATCATCTATGGAACTTATGCTGCCAACAACGTTACTACCGGTATTGAACCCACCAGCGCTTTAGGTTACACCTTTGAAATCAACGCTGATAACAAAACATTTGAGATTGATGTCCCTTACGTAGCCGATACACCATGGAAAAGAATCTGTCACGGACCAATGTCGACAGGAACTGGAGTTACAACCTCATCAGGATATGATGATTTTATCATAGACGAATGTTGTACTGGACAAATTGCTTTGTATGTTATTAATCCGCTATCAGTCCCTGCTGGACTACCTACATCATACAATTTCAATGTATTTATTGCAGGAGGTCCTGATTTTAGATTGAATTTTGTTTCTCGAGCTAATACAGCTTGGGTCCCTATAGCGCAAGGTATCGATCCCAACCCCGGCACAGATCTTTCAATGTTAGGACAGGCTCTCTATAAAACCGATATGGGTGTTATGTCCGAAACGTACACATCTATCAAAGATGTCCTTAAAAGATATCATCACGTTAACACGTCATTTGATAAGATAGGAGGTGCCGGTACTGATGTCTCACAAATGTATACGCAACCGGTGGTCATACCAATATCAAGTTTGATCACACCTTTTACATCATCTAACAGTTTCAATATTAACAATGCTTCAACTATTTTTAATTGGTACCTAGCTCTATATCGTGTATGGCGTGGTTCGCTACGCTTTAAAGTTTGCGTTGAATTAGAAAGTGAGACCGAAGGAGTGCAAATAATCCCTAATATTACAGTGGATTTCTTTCCGGATACTCAGCGTATAATTACACCTGATAGAACAGCCCTCATGGGTTCTAATAATGAATCCGCCGGCGCAACATCAAGTTTTACACCAACTTTGAGTACCTTATATAATACTACGCACCATGGTCCCAGATCAATCGCTAACTCCGGTGCTCCTTTTGTAGAAATAGAAGTACCTTTTGTTTACCCGAACAGAGTTGCACCAATACCGATGGTAGGTAATGACGGAATCGCTAATTTGGATCTCGCAGTACCACCAACAAACCGTTCAGCAACATTTTCTAGTATGTCTAACAACTTTGGTAGCTTGGTTATTAACTATCCTAAACTACCAAATAGTTATTTATGTACCACACGTATTTACATGGCTGCAGGCGATGATTTTAGAGTTGGATGCCAAGTTGGTACCCCACTAATTACATACGCTGGAGCTAATACATCCAGTACTACCAACAACATTGCGGTAGCCCCTGATTTTTATAATTAAATTAAATAATTCTGGTGACCCGCAAACAACGTTTATTATGCTTTCGACCGCTTAGAACGAAAAGCAAGGCTAGTTAGGACTTTATGTCTTAGAAACATTTTGTCTCTTATGTTTAGAAAAAGAGAATATAGGCAGGC